ATGTTTATAAGCATGGTCTAATTCAATTTGATCAATATCAGGTACACCAGTATCAATATTCTCGTCATTATATTCAAAGAGTTCACAACGCAACTTATAGATTGGCAAGTTGTTTAATTGATAGAATGGTTGTTCATGCTCAACGTGTTGAATTTGGAACAGTTTCTTAGCAAAAGGTGCATAGACAAGATCACCTTCAAGTGGTCTTGAAGTTGTAATTTCATTATCATATTTTAATACTGTTGAATTCCAACGTCTTTTAGATAATACAAGTGTAACTGAGTCTCTAATCTCAACACCAAACTTGCTAAACAGATCACCTTCGCCATCAAAGCCATCTAAGTTCTCAACATACATTTCAACTTTATAACTTGAGTTAAATGATCCTACTGGATCTTCCTTAAAGACTGAATCCACATTTACTAGATCACGAGGCATATAATATAAATCATGACCATATATCTGCATTGCCTCTACGATTAAATCCTCGTGAAGTAATTGTTCTGGTCTATAGCCGTCTGAGAAATAAAGATTACGTGCCATGATTATCCTATAAAGAAGTCAGCTGGAAGTTCATGAGTCAATCTAATTTCTTCCTCAAGTCGTCTGATCTCCTCTGTGGCATCATTAAGAATTTGCATACCATTCATAGTAACGCCACCTGGCAATTGCATTCCCTCAAACTTACTTAGGTTCTGACCCCACTGTTGTTTAATAAGTGCAGTCGTATAAGATTTTAACCATTTATCATTATATGCTGATGTATTAGTGTCTGGATCAATTAACTGATATGCCTCTGCAATTAGATATTGCCCTGCTTGAATTGAATTCATTTCAAACTCACCGTGTATATACATTCTACCTTCATATTGAGCAAAAGTAACTTGTGGTTGCCCTACTAATGATTGCTGTATATAATCTAAGTGCATCTGTAGCTGATTATAGTAAGTCATATCACCAAGATATGTTCCCATATTAGCCAAGTCATTAAGTCTTAACTGATAGTTCAGAGACATAAAGTTGCTGCCTCCAGAACCATTACTAATAGGCAATAATCTTTTTACAAATATATAATCTGATGGGATAGGAATATACTTATTAGTGACATCATCTGCTGTAACTTGATGCTTTAAATATACCATTTTTGTGGCATCTGAGTTATACTCTTGCCAGTATTGGATTGCTTCGTCAACCCTGTCTTCTAATTGATCTTCATCAACATTAATCTCAATAACTGGATCGCCTAAGCGTCTCAAGCAGTAATCAATTAAACTTTGTCTTGAATTAGGGTTTGCCATTCCATTTTCCCAATATGTATATTATTTAGTTCTATTTATATCAATTTACATCTCCGGGATAACGTTGAGTCCACATAGTAAAACTATATTTTACCCCTTCTGTTAATTCAGTACATTCGTGACCGTGAGTAACTAATCCAGGGAATAGGATCATCTTACCGCATGGTACATCATCATTATTCACACCTTGCCTAGGGTAAACTAAAGAAGCACCTTTATAATCATCATTAAGTTTTACTGAACCTGTTACAAGAGATGCATCGTTGTGTAAAGGTAAACTCTTTTGAGTATCCACTGAATAGCGCATAATAAATGCATCTCTCATACCATACATCTCAATTGGCTTCCAATACTTCTCAACAATAGGTACGACATGTTCTTGCCAATGTTTACTCATCTCATCCCAGAAACCTAATTCTTTTACCCTAATTTCATATGCAGGAAACTTATCTTCTGGCATAGGAGCCCATTCACCATGATTATCACCCATTTCAATAAGTCTCTCACATTGACTCTGAGTCATAAAGTCAATAATAAACATATCTTTATCAATAATATCAATCTTACCTTGATGTGGAATAAACATAGGAGATGTTACTTTAGTATCAGCAACAGGGATAACAGGGTTTTTATCTGCCATCTTTTTTGAATAAACAGTTTGCCATAGTTCATTGAATAGTATCTTAGCTTCAGGACCACCATTACCATGATATAAGCAAGGTACTGTATTAGTAATAGGATTATATAATTCATTATGTACTGTGCATGCAGGTTCATGAGTTTGGAAAATATATTGTTCGTAATCTAAACCTACAGAGAATTTAGTAGTATCATTTAACCATACCCTTTGCATATACAACTGATCATCATCTGAATCATTTAATCGTTCAGCAAAGAAGTCTTTTAAAGCTCCTACTCTACCAATATATTGGCCACTATTTAAGAACCTATATTTAGATAAGCCAGTCTCTGGATGCTTGATCGTCATACTTTCATCTGGCCAACACGATGCTTCTGATCCAAATAGAATTTCTACAGAAGCATCCATCCAACGTTTAGTAATTTCTTGTAAGCCGTTTATAAAGAACACATCATATGCATCTGTAAATAGTACAACATCATTTTCGGGCAACTGATCTAAATAGTTTCTAACTAGGTTTACCTTATGTCCTCCACCTGGACCCTCCATATCAGTACCATGCCAATCGACATTGGTACCCAAGTTCTTAACACTAAAGCCATTTATCGCCGCACTATCATTAAGTGCAGCACATTTCTTTCTATCAGTTCCTACAGTAATTGCATGTACATTGAAGTTTTGAAACCAATCATCGTGACTTTGAGGTTCAATATCTGATCCCATCACTGCTCTGCTCTCTTGTGTGACAGCTTCTGTTTCAAGCGCTTGTATATTATGAGTTAAAACTTTACCTGCAACAACTTCATCTACTGGAATAATTTCAGTATGAAATCCTGTATTGAGTAATTCATTAGCCATATGCACAGTAAGAATATAAGCATGTAAGTTGTATGGATATCCAGGTTTAACTAATTCTGGTGTTGCACCCTCTTTCCTAGATCCATATTCATTCTCATTATGACCTAGATATAAAACATCAATATTATGCTCATCTATCCATTCGCCCCAATCATTTTCTTTCCATAAACTTTGATCAATGATTGCATCATCTTCAAATATAATACAAGGTTTACCATGCTGTACAACTTGTTGCCACGCCTTATAATGAGATAAGAAACAGCCTACTTCACCTTTTGTGATACGTCTATTTTTAAATGGATCTCTCCACTTATGGTTAATACTAAATTCGTTCTTTAGCATTTTCTCATGAGTAATGGTATTACCATCAACAGCTTCTAGTACATCATAGTCTTCTAACCACTGATGCTTTGCTTTAAAATTGGCTAGTCTATCGTGACGCTTCTTTAAATTGATAATTATCTTTTTCATAATTTATTCCTTTATTCTCTGTAGAGATATAGATCCACTGGAACGCATATTCTTAGTTGTGAGTAGTACGGGTTGACGTGATGGTATGTAAAACTAGGAAATATCATAAAGTCTCCTGTTTCTGGTAGCACACTGTTTCTAGCAAACATAGGGTTAAAATATTCGTCATATCCTCTATTTGCATTTGATCTAGGATCATGTAAAACAAGATCGCCACCAGCATCTTGCTCTTCTGCTAATATATAAAATACACCAGAGAGATGTGCTCCGCTATGATTGTGTATTTGCATTTTGTAATCTTTACCATGTCCAGTAATCCAACCTTTTAGATTCCATTCATCCCAATCGTCGATATTCTTATCTATAGTTGTTTTTAAATAATCATCAAAAGCTGTAAAGACTTTATTTGAAAACCCAATCATAACCTCACTATCATCATCTAAGATATTGTAACCACCTAAGTCACTAGGTGGATTATTCATATCATAGTTAGAAAGAATATGGTCAACTAGACCGGTTGTATCAAACTTGCCATATCCCAATTGTGTGGGCCATAAGTTTTTAATATTAAGCATCATTTATTCCTTTATTGTCTGTTAAGAGACAGATCCACTGGCATGCATATTCTTTGTTCTGAGAAGAATGGATTAACGGCGTGATAAGTAAAACTCGGAAAGATCATAAAGTCCCCTGTCTTCGGAGCATGTATATGATTTTCAAACATTGGTTTAAAATAAGGATCATAACCTCTGTTGCAATTTGATCTAGGATCAGAGAATACTATCTCTCCTCCAGAGGTTTGATCTTCTGCTAGTATATAAAATACTCCAGATAGTTGACACTCATCATGATTATGTTTAGCCATACTATAGTGTTTACCTTGACCAGTAAGCCACCCCTTGAGACTATAGTTATTCCAATCACTAATAGAACGACCTATTGTTTTAGTTAAGTATGAATCAAAGCAATCATATGCGATGCTTTTAAATTTATTCATTACTTCACTATTATCATCATCTAATATATTATATCCGCTGAGATTATTCGGAGGATTAGTCATATTGTGATGCTTGAATATATGTTCTACTAATCCGGTAGTGTCAAACTTACCGCTACCCATTTGTGTAGGCCATAGGTTATCAATTAAAACCATTTCGCATTCCTCATATTATATCTGTATATATAATGGTATATATAATGTACTTAACAAGGGCTATTATGAAATCATTTGATGAATTTTACGAATTTCTGTTATCAGAAGATTGTTTTGAAAAATGCTTGGTATCTTTTATAGATGAACATCAACTACAACGATATATAGAACAAACAGATATATGGGCATACAGAGGTAAAATAACCGACCTGTGGATGAGTGGTGATGATACTATTAAGGTAGAAGGTTATGAGCAGTTTAAATATATTGAAAATGGTACTATACATATATTTTATTCGCCAGCAGGTGGACCTACTTTCCCATTACACTCTGATCCAGTTAATGTTATAATAGAAGTTATAGACGGATCCAAATGTATTGAAACATTCGACGGTGAATATCATATGAGCCCAGGTCAAAATATATTTTTGAGAGCTGGTGTAGAACATAGAGCAATAAATTATGAGAAGGCATTAACATACAGTTATGGCATTAACGACACAAACACACTCAGTGGTATACATAAAAACGACGGAAACTTGTAATCTAAATTGCTCCCATTGTTTTACATCTGGTATGAATGGTAGAAAGATTTACTTTGATCATGTTAAAACAGCTAACTGGTGTAATGAATTAGACACAGGCGATAACCTTATACATTTAGAATATCATGGTGGTGAGCCTATGTTGGCTCCTATGGCAGACCTACGTGAGTTTCATGATATAACAAAAGCACAATGGGGTGATAGGGCTACTCATGGTATAACCACTAACCTTGTTTTTAAACTTACAGAAGAAAAACTAGCGTTCTTTGATGAGGTTATCACAGGCGGTAATATAGGTACGTCATGGGATCCTAACATACGTTTTACTAATGAGCATCAAAGAAAGATGTGGGAGAATAATGTTAAGCATCTCACATCACTTGGCCATTCTCTAAAATGCTTTATATCTGTATCTAAAGACGTTATAAAATTACAGCCTATAGATATTGCAGACTATATGCATTCGCTAGGCATAAGAGAAATATCATATGAGAGGCTAACTCATGATGGTAACGCTACTATCAATACAGATATTTTTCCTCATAATAAAGATTTAGATGATTGGTGGATGTTAATGCATGAGCAGACTGAAAACCATCCAGTCGAAAATGGTTTTATGCAATCTGTATATGAGAAGTTTAGCGCAGGGCAATTTAGAATAGGTACGTTCTGTCGTGATTGTGAGCAAAAGATACATACCATAAATGCAGATGGTACAGTAGCAGGTTGCCCTAATACAGCTCCTACTATGCATTATGGACATATAGATACTCCAGCAAAAGAAGTAAGACTAAGCCCTAAACGTATGGAAATTATTTCGTGTGAACAACATGAGCGTGATCCAAGATGTTATTCTTGCCCTGTGTTTATGTATTGCCATTCAGACTGTCATCAGCTAGTATGGATGGATGATGTATGCCCTGCTCCTAAAACTTTAATGATGAAACTTGCGAAAGAAAAAGAATGGATCTAATTGTAAAACCAACAGAGGCTTGTAACTTTAAATGTACTTTCTGTTCGTCTACTGATATCGATCCTAATGAGGTTGGTTTATTAGACTTAAACTATATCTACAAGTTTCTTGAAAGATGGCCAGATTGCAATACTATTATTGTTAACGGTGGCGATCCTCTTATGGTTAAACCAGAATGGTATCAAGAATTAATCGACCACTTAGATGAGCATGATTATAAAGCATCTATATCTTTTACATCTAATCTATGGCCTTTCTTAATGCGACCAGAGAAATGGCTTCCTATATTTCAGAATGAAAGATTTGGTTGTGCTACATCATTTCAATATGGTGGTGGTAGATTAAAAGGTGACTATTCAGAATTTACTGAGAGTGATTTCTGGATGGTATCTAATGCTATGCTTAAACATACTGGAGAAAGACCAGACTTTATTGCCGTCATAACAGATGAGAACGAACACCTTGCTATTAAGAATGTTGAGTTAGCAAAAGAAATGGGTGTTGAGTGTAAATTAAATTATGCTATGGCTTCTGGTGTGCAAGGTACAACATATCGACTATCTAAGATATATGAGACGTATATCAAAATATATGATATGGGATTAGCAGATCACGAATATAATACAAAGCAAATGATGAAACGCCTCGGTGGATCATCAACATCTTGCCCTCAGAATAGATTATGTGATACGGGTATTAGAGCTATGAACCCAGGTGGTGACTATTACTCTTGTGGCTCTTTTGCTGATGATATGGATTATCCTATTGATTTTGAGACTGAGATGAATGGTGAGATGCAGACACCTCTTCAAGATGATCCTAATATACAGACTATGAAAATGGCTTGCTATACTTGCCCTATGTTTGAAATATGCAATGGTTGTAAGAAAACCGTGCGAGATATGAAAAGAGAAGGTATTGTAGAGGATCACTGTAAGCAGATGAAGACACTAGCCCCTCGCATACTTGAGATAAACGGAATGAGCCCTGATGGAGTGACACCATATGTCGATGAATCTATCCATTAATCCAACTTACTATTGCAATTTTAGATGTGACTTTTGCTATCTAACAGAGGCTCAGCTAGGCGATAGACATAAGATAACACCATTATGGTTACACAACTCAATGGCACAAATAACAGATCCTATTAGTCACGTTGATTTATATGGTGGTGAAATAGGTCTACTTTCTCCAGATTATTATTATTCTATTAAGAAAGTTATACGTGAATACTATGACGGACCAATTAATATTAATACAAATCTATCTGCCTTTCCAGATTTCTTCCGTGATGAAGATGTGACTTTATCTGTATCATATGACTTTCATGCTCGCGAGAAAGAACAATTTGTATTAGATAATATGATGAAGACTGATAAAGAAATGTCTGTTCTTATTCTGGCATCGCCTAAAGTTTTAGAAATGGATGTCGAGTTCATGGTCTTTACACTTAATATGATTTATAATGTGACTTCTGTAGAAATCAAACCATACTCTATTAACCAAGCAAATGCTCACCCTGTTACCCATAAAGACTTTGAGGACTTTGTAATTAGATTTGATGAAGCCAAGACAGCTAAGAATTTTGACTTTCAAAACATTCATAATATCTATAGGAGTATAGATAAAGAGTATGATGCATTCTCTAATGATCATGTGTATATTACACCATCTGGCAAATTTGGTGTATTAGAATTTGACAAGTACGATAAAGAATACTTTAAAGAGTATAATTCATATCACGAATATAAACAATGGGCAAAAGAAGAACCAGAAAAAAATCTATCACCTATATGTAAAAAGTGTAAATACTATGGTAATTGTTTAACAGAACATTATCGTTATGTAAAAGATTTAACAAACAGTTGTAATGGATATAAAGGATTATTAGAATATTATGAAAGAATGGAAAGCCAGACAAGCGGCATATCACATGACGGCATCTCTTTTTAAGGATGATCTGACTAACATAGAAACTGTTTGGAGACCTAATACTGTAGTTGAAGATGCTCTTAAACATTTTACTCAGTATGTTGATGAGTGGATATATCCAGCCAAATCTTATGTAGTTGCTATATGCTATGCATACTGGCTTGTTCATGATTTTCAAGAACCCTTTTATCATGCACTTAATGACGAAGACTTACTTTTTAATAATGATCCACACTTTGTACCTTACTGGCAAGATGAAGAAACATATGATGCTATATTAGATAAAATGGAATGGAA